ATGCGCTGTAAGCATCTTCAATCTTAGCGATGTATGGGCGCAAGGTATGAGTTACAAAGTTGATGCCGTTCTGTTCCACTGATGCGTAAGACATTGCACCCGGAGTAGTAACGCCGATCATGTGTGGTGGAACTCTAAAGATTCGCGCAACTTCTTCAATGGCTAGCTTGCGACTGTCTAGCATCTGGGCTTCATCAGGGTTTACGCCAGTTCTTACAAACTTTGCGCCACCTGTAAGCAGTCCAGTCTTGTGTGCTTTACGGAATCCATTGTGGCGAGTGCTAAAGCCATCAACTAATTGCTTGGCTTGCTCGCTGGTTAGTCCTTGCGGAGTTTCAATAATGCCCTGAGTAGTTGCGCCCTGACCAAAGAAACGTGAAGCAAATGACTGCAAGGCACTAGATAGACCTAAGTTGTCTTTTAGTTCTGTAACACGGGACATACCGCGTAGCTCGCCAGCCTTGCGCAATTCTGTAATTTGAAGCATGTCGCGCTTGCTAACTGGAACGTCTTGATTGTCATCAATGATGTATTCGATCTCACGAGTACGGATGTTGCGCACTACCTGAACGCGGTTAGGCGCGATACAAACTAGGTTTACTACGTCACCACGATTATCACGGAATACACGAGTAAAAGAGTTACCGTCTAACAATAGGGAAATAAGAACTTGCTGGTAATGCTCTGAACGCAGTAGGTCTACGTCTGGTCGCTGAATCCATGCTGGCTGTGGGCGAAACGGTACACGATCACCATCCACTCTGCGGAAACAATCAACTGGCAAAGTGCTAATGGTGTCAGAGATTAAAAGAACACAAGCATAAAAGGCATTTATCTTCATTGCCTGTGTCTGGTCAATGTTCGTTCCTGCTTCAGTGGTGAAAGCAAACGAATCGCCAGAACCCCAGATTGACTGGAAACTAATTGCGCGTTCTTCTTTATTACCGCCGGTCAAATTACCAAGCATTACTTGCCTTTCTCAAATGCGATACCGACAAGCAAAATACTTACGCCAGCTGCGACTATTCCTAATGGCAGGATAAATAAACCTAGACCTATCGAGATTGTTGCTAGACCAACCACTTGCAGGATTGAGGGGATCACGCAAACTCCTAGAAGCTAAAGAACTGTGGCACAACGGGTTCTTCTCTTGAAACAGTTGCCCTATCAAATCCTATGATACTAGCAACGGCAGCATCTATCTTTCGCGGTGAACCTCTGTGTTCTTTCACAATGCGTGGCCCTAATCTGTCGGTTTTAACTACTGCGTTTTGCAGATGTCTAATTAAAAGTGGGTTGCCATCATGGGTTAGCTTCTTTTCTACAACGGCATCTCTAAATTTCGCACACGCTGGAACCATACGAGCTGGTGAAGTGCTAGGCCATTCCACAATAGGAAAGCCTGCTTCATCTAGAACTTGCATTGTGCGCTGCCAACGGAAAGGGTCACAGGCAATTTCCCTTACGTTATGTGCGCCACAGAATTCAATAATCGTATTTTCAACTTCAAGAATGTCTACTCGCCAATCATCAACATCTTCTGGCTGCTTTTCCCAAGCCTTAACCATAAAGACATACGGCTGTTCTTCAACGGTTACGCCAACGATTACAGAAGCATCACCACTAAAGGAACCGTCAAAGCCTAAGACAACTGGTGTATCTGCGCTTATCTCACGCTGAACTTCTAGCTGTTCCCAAGCACCGTTAGGTAGCCATGCCGTCTGACTGCTCACCCATTGGTTACAACGCTTGGTTCTAAACTCTGCTTCTGGGGTTCTCTTGACCATTGCTGCAAAGTCTTTGGGATCGTTTAGATCACCAAATGCAGGGTTAGCAGCTTTCCAAGTTTCCTCTAGATGATGGTCTGCTTCTGCATTTGCTTCCCACCAAGCCATAAAGAAAGTTGGATCATCTATTTCTTTACGAGCTACCTTTTGCCCATACTGATAAAGGCTGTATGCAATTGAGTCTTGACCAGTTGAGTCTGCCTTAACTCCTGCTGTGGTTAGGGCAATTAAAATTGGCGATCTGCGGGCACCCATACCAAGTTGCATAACGTCAAACAATTCGCGGTTAGGACTGGCATGAATTTCATCGAATAGGACTGTTGTAGGGGAAAGACCCTCTTTTGAGAAGCTCTCACTTGATAGAACACGATAGACAGAACCAGTAGCAGGTACTTCTATTGCATCTCGATAAACCTTGCATAGTTCTTCTAGTTCAGGTTCTGCTTGAATCATTTTCTTAGCATCACCGAAAACAATACGAGCTTGCTCTTTATCAGCTGCACAGGAATAAACCTCACCACCAGCAGGTCCCATAATCAGTGACCATAAACCAATACCAGAACCAAGTGCGCTCTTACCGTTCTTCCGAGCCATACCAATTAGCGCAGTTCTGTGTCTAAACTTTCCGTCAGCACCAATAGCAAACAAGTGTTGCATCAGTTCTTTCTGCCACTCACGCAGTTGCATCTTGTCACCTGCGAATCCAGCAACAGTTTCTTTGGTTTGAATAGCAAAGGTATCTATAAAGTCTGCAACTTCCCAGCCACGAGATTTATTAAGGGCTGCTTTGTTTACAGGTGTTAGCCAAGTGGGTGGCCAAGACTCAATGTTGGCTGGCACGAGATCGCAGTTCCTCTAGCTTTGATTGACGTTTAACTTCTGCCACACCTAAGCGTGATCTGTCTGTTGGCGTGAATCCTAAAAGCGAAAGATTAGCAACTAACTGGCGGTCAAGATCGCGCAAAGCTTTACGTTCATCTGGTCGGTTATTGTTAATCACTTGTGCGCGTAGCTGTGAGCGTTCATCCAGTAGCTCGCAAGTCATAAGCAATAAATCAACATCGGTAGTAGGACTAATCCAAGTTTGACCCATCCCCCAAACACGTTCCCAAAGTTCTAAGCCCGGTGGGAATAACTTCCGTGACGGTTCAGGAATGTCATAAGCAGACGGTAACAAGACAAGTTCTTTCTGGTCTGGAAGTGTGCGCTTACCGGGATTACCAGTCAAGCGTTTCTGCTCTATCGGTTTTGGTGGTCTGCCTCTTGGAGCCATTGTTTAACCAATCATTTCACATAAAATTTTATTTGTATCGCCTGCATACTTAAAAGAAGCAGTCAAACGACTATTTGAATTTGTGTTTGCAAATGCTTTTGCCGTTGATGTTTTACCAACTTTACTGGCATTTGTTGGTTTTCTTCTCATACTCCAATTTTCTGATCTATTTAGTGAGTAAATAAGTGCAGGGTGACTTGTAGTTATGTATAAACTTTTATCTAATTCTTTGTATGAACCTGCAATAACATTCATAAATTTTTGAGCTAAACCAATTCCTTGAAAGTCAGGTAACACAACAAGTCTTGAAATTCGCCAAGCATTTTTTATGCTGTGATGAGGTAACGGCAAAATGGCACATAGACAAGCTGGCTGATTATCTATAAAACCAACAAAGACGGTGGCTGCATTATTCAATTCGTGATCTAAATAATGATGTCTACTGAAAAAACTCCATGCCTTGTAAGTTGTTCTGACAATTTCAAGATTAACTTCTGGTCTGGGTTGAAGTGACCTCCAAGTAAATAATCCCGTTATTGGCTCATAAATCCAATCGGGTTGCAACCATTCAGTTACGTCAGCATGACAAGTGACTGCTACAAATTTTTTATTTTTATTTCTAATAGTTTTAGCAATAGCATGTGACCCAATTTTGGCAACAGTTCGATCTATCACAGATGTAAACTCATCTACAACACAGATGTCTTTTTGCTCTGCAATGAGTCTAGCCATGTTTACTCGAAATTGTTCACCATTTGATAGTTGTGTAAATGATCTTAACCATGCTGGTGGACTAGAGAATCCAACGCTAGATAACAATTCAGTTATTTCTTTAATTGTCATGGTTTCTGGAAATTCATCAACCACGGATTTATCTTTAGACCATTTCAAGTTTTCTGTTAAAGATAATTCTTCTTGAAACAGCTCTTTGGCAATTGTAGATTTACCGGCACCAGATGGACCGACTATTAAGCCAACATTCCAATCTTTATTAGTTAAATCAGGCACTTCAAAAGGAATTTTAGTTACTGATTTGTCAGATGAATCTAAACCAAACATGCCTTCAATTTGCATAACTCTTGATGTACGCTCAATGTTTGAAACTAAATCTATGGTTTTCATAAAACTGTTGCTCTAACTTTTAAACCTTGATCATTAAATTGGTCTAAAAGATTTCTTTGTTGTACTTCATCTATGCACTCAACGACTATTTCGTATTTGGTTTGAAACTCTAAAGGGGAAGTATCGTCATCCTCATTCATTGTTGGTTCTAAATTCTCAAAACCTATTTCTGCTAATTCCCATCCGTGGGCATCTAGTTCTAATAATTGTTCAGCAAGAATTTTGTCATCCCATTCGGCAAGTTCTGCGGTTCGATTGTCAGCTATTGCAAATGCTTTTATCTGATCCCAAGTCCAGCCAATAGGAGTTCGAGCAACTGCGATTTCTGTCCAGCCTAAAGACTTAGCTGCTTCAAGTCTGCCGTTGCCAGCTACAACGATTGAGTCAGGAGTTACAACTATGGGTGTTCGTAATCCAAATTTTTGAAGCGAACTAGCGATTGCCTTTAGATTCTTGCTGTCATGCTTGCGAGCATTAGACGGATCAAGTGTCAGGCTATTTATGGATACTGTTTCAATGCGTAGGTCAGTCATAGTTCTAGCATACGGATAAATCGCGTAAACATTGAATTTTTCCAAATTGGGAATTTCGCGACGATGCGCAAAGACT